CAGTCCTCAACTTTCTGAGGACGATACTTCTCTACCCATAAAAAATCATTCATCAGTTGTTAGGTTCGAGTGCAATGAAATATTTGATGCCGTCGCCACGGAACTCGGCAACGTTTTGCTTACTGATCATAACGTGATAACTGCCTGGCAGCAACTTCAGGTTCTCAACCTTGAAGCAGAAGCAGAACTCTTCATCACCAATCACAGCATCAGGAAGTTCAACAGAGTAACTGTTAGAAGTATCATTCTTCTTATCTGTTACCATGATTTGTGCAGCACCCTCGTGACCGTACAGACACAGGTCAGGAAGTTGATAGACAGCAGCAGCACGTTGAAGTTGCTGCAGGACATCAGCACTCAGAGCAAAATCAACATCTACAGAAGGAAGAGTGATTGCTTTCTCAGGAGGTTGAACAATGACATCAGGATCTGCATAGAAGAAACGAGTCTTAGAACGACCACGCTCATCACTTACAGTGACGTAATTGGACTGGGAAGTATCGATCTTTGGCGAATCAAAGAGAGACAGACCGCCAAGGAATACACCCAGATCGTAAATAGAAATCTGCGAATCAAACTGCTCCTCAACGTTAGCGATAGCAAGAATGTTCTTATTGATGCTAAGAGTAGCAACCTGATTGCCAGGTTTGATAACGATCGATTTGTTGATCGAACAAAAGTTTTTAAGGACTTCAACGGTGGACTTGGAAATTACTGTCATTGAGGATACTCTTCACGGTTTGAACTTTGGTCGCTGAAATAAAGCAGCAACAATCCATAATGTAGGATTTTAATAATGTCACGACGGGCAGTGCCTTTCTTGTCGTAGCGAGAGGCATACTTCAGAATGTTAGATCTGCAGAACGCCTCAGCATCACCACAGGCATCAATCAGGTCTAGCGTCTGAATCTTGTCAGTTGCATAGTGCTGATTGTATGTCCCTGCAATGTAATCTTTCAACTCCTTCAGGAGTGCCTCTTCATTGTATTTCATAATCAAAAGGGTTCATCCCCATCATTGTACTCTGAATCATCTCCTGCGTCAACCTTAGTGTAGAGATCAAGGAAAGATTGCTTAGTGTCATCATCAAAACGATTGACACACTTAGTGATAGCGTCAATACGATCACCGAAGATTTGATATGCCTGAACAATGTGAACAAGACGACGAGTGGTAATGACTTCATCAACCCCACCGTCAAAGAAAGTCTTACGGATCACACCTGCCCACTTGACAAGGTTATCAGCAAACTCTTGATCACATCCTGCATTCATGAGAATCTTAGTCTCAATAGTAGCAGCAGGATAATCTTGCTCAAAGGTTACAGGGAAACGCTCAAGGAATGCTTCGTTGAGAATATTGGTTCCAACAAAGCGACCGTCATCGCTGCCTTTACCTTTAGTATTTGCAGTTGCAATAACATTGAATCCATTAGCGGGACGAATATATTTACCAATTTTCTTCAAGAAAACGCCCTTACCCTCAAGTACGGATTGCAGACACAGGATTTTGTTAGATGCGAGATCAATCTCATCTAGAAGCAACACAGCTCCCCGCTCCAGAGCTTCGATGACTGGACCATTATGCCAAACAGTGTCGCCATTGACAAGACGGAAACCACCAATAAGATCGTCTTCGTCGGTTTCGATGGTGATGTTGACACGAATCAGTTCTCGCTTCGTTGCAGCGCAGACTTGCTCAACAGAGAGCGTTTTACCATTGCCCGAGAGACCCGTGATAAACGAAGGGTAGAACTTACGGGATGCAATAATTTTTTTAAGAGATTGAAAGTTACCAAACTGGACGTAGGAATCATCTTTCTCGGGAATGTAGTTTGCAGCAGAGGTGGCAGAGGGTGCGTCATATGCCTGTTCAATTTCTTTCACAGTCAGATTCCACTTACCCCTACCAGATTTATAAGAGTCAAGACGCTTGCAAGCAGTAGCATAAGATACGCCTAGGGAGTTTGCCACCGAACGAACATGCTCAGTACAAACTTCAGTGCCAAAATCATTGATGAGAGTTTCAGTGATTTGAGCAGTAGTGATGTTGGACTTGCTGGGCATTGATCTCCTTTGATTACCTTGTAATTATAGCAGAAAACCCTCCGAGTGGGAGGGTCTGGTGGACAGTTATTTAGGTGAACACTGCTGTCACACCCATAACAGTTGCTCCTGGGTTTCGTGCCAAAGCAATTTCTTTAGCATGTTCGTAGTCTCGGGCTTGAACAATTTCATCAAAAACTGTGCCAGCAACATAGAGTTGTACTTTACATTTCATGCGATTTGCTCAATGAATGCATTGAGGATAGTTTTGTTTGTCATTTTAGAACCCATGTGTTTTTTGAATGCACGGGTTAGTTCTGCTTTAGTCGCAACTTCTTTCTTTTGTTTGACCTCAAGATCCTGAGATCCCATGCCAATATTTTTATCGGGCATGTAGAAAGATTCTGTAAATCCTGCACGATCTTTTATTGAAGCAAAACGTTCTTTCTTCCACTGCTTATCAATAGCATCGATTTCATCGTGTGCAAACTCACGAACAAGTTTAGTCAAGTCACCTTTTGCACAGAGACGAATACCAACCCAGTTGTAATCAGTAATCTCACGATAGAAAGATACGATCTCCTTTGTAGTTACATAAGGTTGATTTGAGATTCTACGAGTGTATCCAGTCTTAGGATCACGAAGGAAGAACACTTTGCCACGAGTGTGACACAGATACTGATAACGATACTCACCAGCACGATAGTAATGATCATCGGGAAATTGATGAACATAACTCATAGGATTTGCTTCACCGTCAGTCAAACAAATAACATTGACTTTGCTCACACGTTCAACCCTCTTGATCGAATTTACAATCTTACGAGTACAATACACTGCTTCAGCAAGAGGAGTTCCACCAAGAGTATAAGGACTGTAATGAGAAAGTCTCCATCCACCCATAGCAAATACTTGAGTGTAAACAAGTTGCATAGACTTCTCTAGAGACTTTGCATTCTGACGAGACGAGAAGAACTCAAATAGTTTAAAATCAGATGCAATAGCAAGTTCACCAACATTTTGATTTAAAACCTTCTCATCCATATCACCATATCCATATCCAGACTGGAAAGCATACACCCTGAACGGAATACCAGATTTTTTACAGAACCAAATAAGATTGTAGGTTTGCTTCAGGGTGTCAAGCAACTGACTCTGCATAGAACCAGACCAGTCAAGATACATCACGAGACCGTGATTCTTGCCTTCGGGAATAACAGTGACTTTCTTGAAGATATCATCGTTGTACTTGTAAGTGTGTAGTTTGTTGGTATCAATAACACCAGTCTTAGAAGTTGCGGCACGACGATATTCGTCTGCAGACTTCTTCATTTCAAACTGCTTGCACAGATAGTTGACAGTCTTCTGAGTATCTTTCTTGAAAGTATTATAGTGAGCTACAGCATAATAAACATGCTCTGCCCAACTGCTGTCACGAGTTTCATCATAGAAGTGATTGTAGAGATTGTTTTGTGTTTCTTGAAAAGGAACGATGTAGTCTTCAACTTTAGGATCGGGAATAGAAAGATATACCCATTCCTTAGCATCATCATCTACAAGAGTTTCAAGTGCCTGAGAGAGTGCCTCATCAGTTACAGACTTAGTTTCATCACACTGACCACCACCCTGATACGAAGGAGTTTCAAGGTCTGCATCATCAGCAGTACGATCTTTACGATGATCTTTTTCAGGATCACTTTCAGTAGGCCACTCCTTTTCCTCGTCAAGTTCTGTACTACTATCTTCAATAGTTTGATCAGGACTTTGCTGACCGTCAGAAGATTCGGGTAGCGGTGGCATACTCATGTCTTCTTTGTTTTCTTGCTTCTGTGAGCAGAACTCATAAAGTTCTTTAGCAAGATCAATAACCTCTTGAAAGGTCTTAGTCTTTTCTGCACGATTGACCCATACCATCTCCTCGTCGGCAAATGGAATATTAGGATTACCCTTGAAGTAAAGATTGATACGGTCAATCAGTGAGAGAGTATTGGGATCGTCATTCTTCACACCGAAGAAATCTTGCTCCCACAGTTCACGGTAACCTACAAAGAAAGAACGACGAAGACCAGGATAAGTCACCTTCATCATACGCTCGATGCGAGCATCCTCCAAAACATTCACAAAATCTTTTGGAGCAGACGAGAAGTCTTCGTTGGGGGTATAGAGGGCGTGACCCACCTCATGCCCCACCAGGAGGTCATAGACATTGTTAGAAGCAGTCTTCCAGATAGGCAGGATGAGCAGACGTTTTTCAACATCAAAACAGGCAGTGCTTACTTTGCGATGCTCCACAGTAAGGTTTTCGGTAGCGAGCAGTTTAGCAAGCGTTCCCTTTACTTCCTGAGTGTTCATTCTCCTCCGTTGGTTACCTTGTAATTATAGCAGATCTTGGGAGCATTGGGCAACAGGTGGGACAGTTTTCACATTGTCCCAGTGCCGTACAGCGTTGGCAACGATAGCCACATTGGTAACCATGTAAGACACAAAAATAACGGTGCGTATGCCAGCAACGTAATTGTCATAAGGAGCTGTCTTGTCGTCACTGAAACTTCCCAGAGAATACTTCCAAATTTCCCAAATCTTTTTCACACAAGCATTCCTTTGGTACTCATAAAATGCAAAGTCTCTTTAAGAGTACCACGATGCTGCATTCCCAAAGCAATCATTGGATAGGATGCTTCTTCGCCAAACTCATCACGAAACTGTGACTCAGTAAAATCTTTATTGAGTTGGTAAACGATAGTATCATCCATATGAACTGCTTCCATCAGAGCATGTGCTCTCTCGGATTCCATGTTGCCGTTGCTGTAGATAATTGCTTTCATCAGTCTCTTTGTCTCCAATCATCAGGTTTATCACGTTGGAACCAATCTACAATTTCATCAGCTCCAGAGAACCCCGTTCTGTGATTGGATGGGTCGGGGTCACCTAGTCCCATCCTATTCATAAAATCATCCATACTTCCTTCTTCAATACCTTTAGATTGGCGACGTGCTTTGTTCAACCAATCCCTAGCAAGTGTATGGGACTTTGCTAGTTTTTCTGCCCAGATCATGTCTTCTAGGGGAACTTCTTCGTTGTTAGCGATACACCTACAGATGGACTCCAAACGGAGTCGGTACGCAGTCGAGAGCATAAACCTACACCAGATACAGTGTTATTTAGATTCTAACATAGATGTCAACTCCTCTGTTTTATTCCAGTCAGCATATGCTGAATCAGAACGTGCTTCGAGGATATCTAGAATGTCTTCACGAATCACTTCATTAGACACATAGTCATCTAGGTACATATCAAGTGCTTCCTTGAGATACCTTTTACGATGCCACTCAGGCGAATATGGTTTGTAATCCATGATGTAAGGTTTGGGTAATTTTATTTAGGACTCATCAGACATCTTAGAAAAGTCATTGACTTTTTCAAACTTGATTGTCCTGAGGAACTTGTCTACTAGAATATCCCCTTTGTGAGATATAACAAAGACGTTAGTACCGTTGCCGAGACTGCGAAGAATTTGCAGAAGTTCAGCAGTACCTGACGAGTCCAAAGATGAATCAAATACCTCGTCAAGTATGAGTAAGTTGGTGGCAACACTGTTCTTCATCCTAGCGACTTCGCGCCAAGTAAACAGTAATGCGAGGTCAATTTTTTGTTTCTCTCCCTCAGAGAAAGATGCATAAGAAAATTCATCTCTAAAACGACTCTTGATAACCTCTCCAAACTCTTCGTCTAGCGTGAAGTTAACAAAGAAATCCATCGATTGCAGGTATTTATTAATCAGTTGATTAAAGACAGGCACATATTTTTTGATAATCTGACGTTTGATACCAGAGTCCTTCAACAAAGTAGACACAACCTGATACTCATCAAGTTGTTGACTAACTGCAGCACAGTCTTTTTCAGTTTTCTGATGTTCCTTCGATAGTGTTTCGAGGATCTTTTCATGTTCAATGATACTAGGTCTGTCTTGCAGTTCTAGAATCTGTTTGTTGATCTCAAGATTATCCATCTCAAGACGAACAATCTCTCGTTCTGCAGCAGTTGCATCACTACGAGTCTCATACAGTTTAGCAGAGACCTCTTCCATCTTAGTGATAACTTCTACTGCTTCAGTAATATCTTTAGAAAATTCTTCGATTTCAATAGCAAGGTTCTTGCCACTCTTGGTCAAAGTTTTTACCTGTTCTCCTTTGAAGACTTCACCGATCTCCTGAGTGCAGGTAGGACAAGTATGATTCGCTTTGAAGAACTTCAGATCTTTAGCAACCAACTTGAGTTCAGACTTTTTATCTGCTTGAGCTTGACGAAGTTTACGAACAAACTTTCTTTGACTTTCAGTGTCATCAACCTGTTCTTCTAGGATGACAACATCATCCTTAAGTTTCTTATGACGGAGTGACACTTCCTCAATCTTCTGCTGATTGGTTTCAATTCTCTTCCGTCTTTCTTCCTGACGATTATCATTTACTTCCTGTAGAGATGCGATCAATCTGTTCTGAGAAGTCAACTTCTCTGAAGACAGACGAAGCATATGTCCACAATCATTTTGTTGCTGTTGGGTAGAACGAACTCTATCCTTCAACAATGCATTCATGTTTGAGAAGATGTTGATGTCAAGTAAATCTTCAATAACTTCTCGTCGGTGAGATGCTTGGAGTTGCATGAAGGGGACAAAAGTTGATGATCCCAATATGACAACTTGAGTAAAACTTTTGAAATTGAGTTTGAGGATTGACTGCTCCAAGTATTTCTGCGTATCCTTGACGGCAGCATCCTGGTCAACCAGTTTGTGATTTTTATAAAGTTCAAATACATTGGGTTTGATTCCCCTGAATACACGATACTCATCTTTACCAATAGAGAAACACACTTCTACTTTTGTGCCCTTCTCATTGATACTGTTTACCAGTTGACTTTTGTTGATCTTCCTAAAAGGTTTGTTGAACAAAGCAAAACACAGGGCGTCCAACATAGTGGACTTCCCTGCGCCATTGTCTCCAACAATCAAAGTTGATGGTGACTCGCAAAAATCAATCTCTGTCCACTGGTCACCTGTAGATAAAAAATTCTTCCAGCGGATAGTTTCAAATGTAATCATTACGGGGGAACAATAAGATCGTCTTTTTTAACAACAGAATAAGTGTAACCATAAGTATTGCAGTTGATAGCAATAACTTCCTGGTCCACTTCCATAACTTCTAATTCTTCATCATAATCATCTGCTTGCAATAGTCCAACATATCTTTCGGCGTCATCAACATCTTCAAAGACTGTGACTGTCTTTGATAAATCTTTGCTGTTGACTGCATAAATGCCACCTGTTTTTTTGTCGGTTAATACAAACATTAGAGTTCGGATGCTTCCATGTACAGTGATCTCATTACAGACTTTACGTTTGACTTATCAACTTTTAGATCTATTTCATCTATGTAGTTGTCTAAGAGAGTCATTGTGTCTTCGGATTCCAGCACTGAATCTGATGAGGATTCAACACTGAGATCTTCTACAATCTTGAGATCACCAAGAGACATATCTTGAAGTTGCTTGACTGCATAGTCAAACTTAGCATAGTCACCCTTCTCTTCTACGATTAGTTTGACGAATGCTCCTTTGAGTTCGGTCTCATCTGGTAATACAACTCCGTTATTATAATAGAGCTTATGAAAAATGTCAAAAGGATTCCTGTAGAAAGTTGTCCTAAGACTTTCAGTATCGAAAGTATGGAATCCTCTTTTAGTTCCGTAGTCATTCCAATATAACTGATAGGGGTTACCCAGGTAATTAATGTTGCCCTTGGTGGACTTCATATGGTAATGACCTGAGAACACTTTCTTGAACTTAGAGAAGTGAGTGGGATCCATACCCCGATCCATTACATGACCAGGGTGAGCTTCAAACCCATTAAGCTCAAGATGCCCCATACAGATAGTAGCATCACTTTCAGATACAGTTCTGAGGGTATGCTCGTAGTTCTCGTCACATATCCAAGGAAGAAGAAGTACAGAAACACCACCGATAGTAATGGTAGTAGGTTCAGTATAGAGACTGATGTTCCTGTATCCCTCAAGTAACTCACCTGGGGCGTTAACTCGTAAAGTGTTCTTGTAGTAGATATCATGGTTGCCTACTAGCATATGCATTTGGACACCTAACTTAGCGATAGGATCAAACCACATATCTTTCGCTGCTTCCAGCGACATAAAATTGATTGATCTTCGCTTGTCAAAAGTATCTCCCAAGCATATGATATGCTCAATACCATACTTCTTGATGTAAGGCAGAACTACATCACCGTAAAATCTACGATAATGATCTATGAAATGTACATTGTCGTTTCGGACACCAAAGTGCTGATCAGTTATCAGTAGGATTTTCATTCTTACCTTGTTCTAAATCACGAAGTCTTTTGCGCCAGTAACCGCGCTCATTGTCGTCTCTGCAAGCATTGTCTCTTTCGATTGCTTCCTGCAGTCTTTCTCGGTCTGTTTTTTGGGTCATCGTTTGGAGTTCATCTCTACGCGGGACTTGATCTGATTATATCCTGAATCCGTGTCACCGTCAACTGTGAAGACGTGATCGTATCCAGACTTCTCCAAGATCTTATCCTTGATCTCCATTTGCCTTTTCTCTTTTTGTATCCTTCTAAGGAAGGCGTAGTACACAATCTGTGTAAAGTATGCAAAGGGGTTCTTAGATTTTGCTGGATCGAAGTTATCAATGTATTGGATGCAGTTCTCTATACCATCACATACCATGTCATCCTTGTACATATAGTTAATGAAGTTAGGACGATATGAAAGGTGAGTGGCAATCTTCAAGAAGCAACTTCCAATGTAGTTATTTACCCTCGGTTTATTAGGGGACTCCCAGTTTTTTAAAATATTAAATTGCTCATCTCTTTCCATTTCTGCGAGACCGTCAATTTCCTTACAGGCAGCAACAAATACTTTCTCTTTGTACTTGACGATAGCAGCAAGAAACTCTTGGTTATCAACGTAGTGTTGTTTTTGTTTTTTGACAGTTCTCATTTCGTGTCTCGCTTTATGTACATTATAACACACTTGACAAGAACGTCAAGTACCTGTAGAATAACCTTGTGAGAGGTTCAGAAATACTATATCTATTACTTAGTAATGTCTGGTGAAGACTTATAGATCTTCTCTAGCAGGGAGCGTGCATCTTTTGTTGTACCCAGATGACCCATCTCTTTTTGTAGGTCAATACGGGTACTATCCTTTTTTCCGATATCTTCCCCCATAATAAATGCTTGATACATGTAGGAAACTTCTTTACTCATAGAAGTGACCGTGATGATATCTTTCTCAGGGAGAATGAAGAAGTCTTCATCAGAGAATTGCATCCACTTTGCAAATCCCATTCCTCTGACGGTGCGACCGTCTTCGGTTTCCTTATGGATGATCTGAGTACACACAGGATCTTGGATGAACACAAGAGTCTGTCCATCATCCTCTGTCAATACTGCTTTGCCCAGGACTTCATCCCCACTAACGAGTTTGAATATCCCGAAAAATTCTTCGTCGTGTCTTGCGTAGTTAATCATAAGCTTTTACTTTTACATCTATGATTTCATACTGA